TCGACGGAACGACCTACAATCGATTATTCAATATCAAGCGAATAACGAATGTTGGAGAGCGCGATAAATACCTTGAAATTTTGGCGGAGGAGGGCGTTGCGACATAATGGCGAAGGTATCGTTGCGAATTGTTCGTAAGAGCCGCCACAGGGCTGTTTTGAGCGAATACAAAAAGAATGTCACTACTTATCTAGTGAGGGCAGGAAATCTTGTTTTGAATACAGCCAAGACATCGATACAGTCTGGTAATAAATCAGGTGTCATGAGACCAAGCGGCACGAGGTCGTCGGCGGCTGGTGAGCCGCCACAAGCTGACACAGGGTATCTGGCTCAAAACATTGTGCTTGCTATAGACTCAGATGGTATGGGCGTTGGAGTAGAAAGCAGAGCGGAGTATTCTATTTTTCTTGAATTTGGCACATCAAAAATGGCCGCAAGGCCATTCATGTTTCCAGCTTTAGAACAAAACAAAAAGAAAATCAGACGAATAGCTAATGAAATGATTAAGGCAAATGTCAATACATAGCTTTGAATTACAGAAGGCTGTTTTCTCAGCATTAAATAGTGGTAGCATCACAGATGCATCTGGATCAGCGATCACTGGTGTTTTCGACGACGTGCCAACAGATACAGCTTACCCTTATATTCGCATTGGAGAGGAAACGCTTGCTGACAACTCAAGCAAAGACAAAGACATTTTTGAGCATACATTGACAATTCATATCTGGTCGCAATATCGTGGCAACCGTGATATAAAAGATATTATGAAACAGGTGCATGATTTATTACATGATAGCTCATTAACTGTTTCTGGTGCTTCACTGGTAAATATGAGACAGGAGTTTCATACGACCCTGATTGAAGGTGATGGTATTACACGGCATGGTGTCATGCGATTTCGTGCCGTTGTGTCAGACAGCTAGAAGGAGATTTAGACATGGCGGCACAAAAAGGAGCAGACCTCTTAATGAAAATTGGAGATGGGGCAAGCCCAGAGGCTTTCACCACCATAGGCGGTATGCGCTCGACCTCCTTAACCATGAATGATGAGATGGTTGATATAACAAACAAAGACTCAAGTGGAGCCAGAACGATACTGGCGCAGGGCGGAACAACTTCTATGACAGTGACAGGCAGTGGTGTTTTCACTGACACGCCGTCTGAAACGACTTTGAGAAGCAAATTCAATGAGGCTGGCACTACCAACTTTCAGTTTTTAGTTCCAAATTTTGGCACTTTCACTGGCGGTTTTCGTCTGACCACATTGGAGTACGGCGCAGAGTTTAATGGTGAAGTCACTTACAGCTTCACGTTTGAAAGCTCTGGCGCAATAACATTCGCTACGGTGTAATGTCATGGCTTGGGAACAAGTAGAGATTGACGTTGGTGGTAAGAAATACTCTGGTCACATGATGATCGGAGACGATACCACCATCTTCAATATTCCCCCAGCCTCTGAATTAGAGGAGGGCGGAAAATTTAAGGTAGGCGGCAAAACATACACAGCCGCTAGTGTTCACGACGTCGCTCAGAGGGGCGAGGAACTTTTGGTAGAGACCAAGGAGACAGGAAGTGGAAAATCCAAAACGCGGGGAAATGACGATAGTTCTGGGGGAGAAGAGGTATCAGGCTAGGGTCACGATGGATGTGGTGATGCGAATTGAGCGTTCACTAGGCAAAGGCATCATCAAAATAGCATCTAGTTTATCTGAGGCTGATATATCGACAGAACAAATTGTGAATATAATCACACCTGTAGTTAGGGCTGGTGGAAACGACATCAAAGACGTCGACATCAAAAAAGACCTCTGGGATGCGGGTTTAGCAGAGGGCATTAGAGTTTGTAGTGAAATAATCGCTTTGGTCTTGAATGCTGGTGAAGATGTGGGAAACGTGGAGGAGGCGGGTCAGCTGAATCTGTAGAAGAGTTGCCTTGGGATGTCTGGATGGAAGCCGCACTTGGCAAAATGCAGATGACACCAGATGTTTTCTGGAACATGAGTTTCCCTGAGTTTTACGCCGCTGTTCAAGGTTTTGCAGAATTCAATTCAAGTGGAAAACCGCCGCCACTACGCAAAAGTGAACTTGAGGAGTTAATGGAGATGTATCCAGACTAATGGCAACTGTTGATACCCTACTCGTAAAAATCGATGCTGACCTGAGCGGTCTCCGTAGAGACTTACAGAGAGTTCAGACGCGTACGGATGCGACTACGAAGCGCATGTCAAAGAGCTTTGACAGGGTTTCAAGTGCCGCGCAAAGAACGTCGAGGGCGATAGGCAGAATTGGGGCTGTCGTAGCGGCAGGTTTTGCCCTCAAAAAGGTTGTCGATGTAACATCGTCATTCGAAGATTTACAGCTCACTCTTAACACTGTTTTCAAAACTGCGGAAAGCGGTCAAGCCGCCATGCAGTTTATAATTGATTTTGCTCAAAGAACACCATTTGACATTCAAACTTTAACAAGGTCATTCATTCAGTTGGGTGGTGCTGGCGTCAAGCCAACAGAAAAACTGCTGACGACCTTGGGTGATGCCGCGTCTGCTACCACGAACAGGTTGCAAACTTTTGAGGCTTTGACAAGGGTAATAACACGATCAGTTGGCGGTGGCTTGGGTCTTGAGGAGCTTGAGCAACTCGTCACAGCAGGCATACCAGTTTATCGAATATTAAATGATGAGCTTGGTATAACTAGACTAGAAATTTCTGAGCTTGGACAGACCGCTGACGGCGCAAAGCGGATCATGGATGGTTTGCTTACGGGTCTGGATAAAGAGTTTGGTGGGGGGATGCAAAGAGCATCTCAAAATCTGTCTGTCTCATTATCAAACTTAGGCATAGCCGCAAAAGGTTTAACCAAAGAATTTGGAGATGCTTTCAATGACAGCTTAACAGAGCTTGCGAATACTACTAGCGATCTTCTGGGCAATCTTAAACCCCTAGCA